TCTTCTGCTTCACGAGGATAAGTAGTAACGTAGCTTGTAATAAACCCAGAGAATATAGGATAAGTTGTAGAACCATAGGTAGCTGTTATCTGCACTTTCTTCATAGGGGTTAAATAGGTATAATACGGACTTGCAGGGTTCTCAGGATTAAAGTCACCATTCTGATCTACTATACGCAAGGTAAGTGTGCCAGTTTGAAATTCATCAATTAAAGCATTACGGCCACGTTTGGTCTCAATACGATTTACCTGGTTAGATACATCAACAATTACAGCTGCAGAATCAGCCAATACGTTTGTGCCAAATACACCTGATCCGATTATGAATGCTTGGGCAAAACTTGGCCCTGTACTAAAATTTATTATTGCATTAACTGTAGGTACTGCCACTATAAACCGCCAGCGATACCATATGAAATACCAGATTTCTGGGCTATCTGTAAACTTTCTGCTATTAATGCTGCAAACCTATCGCCTGTTTGTGCTACATCTACAGTTATTGTTAAATCTTGTGATTCACCACGTCTAGCAAAGGATGGATCAAATACTGAACCACCTAATGTGCCTTGATATATGTCGGAATATTTTTGACCATAGGCTAAAGTTTCGGCTGCTTTTTGAGTTTTAGTGCCCATACCAGCCAAAGGTACTAATCCAGCTGCAGCACCTTGCATAGCAGTTAGTGCGGCTAGTATTTGTAAAGCATCTAAACCTAAATCCTTGTTTTCACCCATTCTAAACTTTGCTGGATCAAATCTACCCATAGCATCTGCCGCATCTTGAGCGGCTTTAGCCAACTTCTTTAACTGTTCAGCTGCTTCTAATTCTGCTAATGCTTTCTTACCTAACGCATCATCATTTTTGGCAATAGCGATTAAGCCATCTAATCGCCTTTTAGTTTCTTCATCTGTAGCTTCATTACGTGCTTTTTGTAAACCGATTAACTCTAAATCAAACTTTTCTTTTAGTTTATCTAATTCAGTTTTTTTCTTTAATATGTCGTATTCTTGTTTACGTGCGCCAGTGCCAAGTTTTATTAATCTTTCTTCTATTCTCCTATTAAGAATACGTGCTTTAGCGATTGCACTGTTTTCTTCTGGGCTTAATTGTCTAGCACTTGTAGCAGCGCCAAGAATTGCACTTCCACCAACAATAGTAAAGGCAGCGGCCACAGCTTTAGGGCTTTTACTTGCAATAGCAATGGCTATTAAACCAGCCTTAAACGTAGGATTACTTACTAGATCAGTAAAACCTTTAGTTAATTTGGCTATTTCTCGAATTGCATAAGCTATATTGTCGCCTAAATTTTCAAAATCTGTGGCAAGGTTAGCGACAGAACTATCTTTACTTAAAATTTCTAATGCATCTACTAAACCTCTACCAATGGATTTAGTGGCTTCATCTGCGCCTTTTTTAAGCACATCCATCTTGCCTGAATAAGTATCTAATCTAGCTGCAGCTTGACCCTTAAATCTTTCTTCAAGTGCAGCCATGATTTTATTCATGTCACCAGTTTTTATGATATTTTCATCTATACCTGTGTTTAATCCTTTAATGGCTGTGGTTTTGCCCCTAATGCCAGCGGCTAAAGCCCCTACAACAGTATCTAAACGTTCGCCAGTACCAGCACTTATATTTAATGCAGCTTCTAATGTGCGCTGTGATAATTCAACCGATCTAGTAAGATTTAAGAACGTTTGAAATGGTTTGCGTAAATCTGTCAGTATTGCGTATGTTTTTTCTAAACCTTTTATGTAATCTTCTACCTCTGTAACCCTGAAAGCATTACCAGTATTTTCTAACTGTAATTGTAATGATTTAGCTGCGGCCTCATCTTCGGCAAATGCTTTAACGGCTTTCTTGCTAAACGCTACTAATGCAGCGCCACTAAATGCAACACCAAATGTACGTGCAAAACTTTTTATACGTTTTTCAAATACGTTTACATCTTGCTGGGCTTTTTTAAGTGCTTTACCATTCCAGGTAGCAAGTGCGGATACGACTACATTGGCCACTATGCCACCTTCTTCATCTCAGTACTATTATTAAAATAATCAGCCCCTGCTTTAATTGCATCTAAAATAGCATCGTAAATTCTAGGACTATCTTTAGCCCAAGCCTTGTAAATTAAACGGCCTGATCCTTTACGACCAGCACTTCTCACATCTTTAATCTTTGGCTGTTTAGTAAGTTCTGGCATTGATGTAACAAACTGGTATCCTGCAAATGGATTATTAGAATCATAACTAGCTGTAGATCTGCTTTTACGTTTAGCACCACCAGCTTGCTTGAAGGCCATTGTGCCACCACCAGGATTAATAGACGTAAATGGCGCTCTACCCTGTGGGTTTAATCTACCTGCGGTTTCGTAAATACGACCTGCTGCGCTTACGTTGTAAACGTAATTTTCTACTTGAAATCCATTTCTAAATTTTTTGTTTTGGCCTTCTTTATATCCTATGCCACCTTTGACTGTTGTTTCGTCATATTTTGGAAATGGTCGATAATCGACAGTTGATGAAATTGGTTTAGACCATCCAGATAACACTTCTGTATTACTAGGCACATAACCTTTAGCAGTAGCTTCTACCTGGCGCATTAATGGATTAATAGCAGTTTTAATGCGAGCATAAAGATCTTCGTCGATAAAGCTAAGGCCTTTCATAACCTCTTTAACGCCTACGACCTCGGCTGGCATTTTTAATCTCCTTAGCTCTATCAACCAATACTTTAACCATTGCTTGATACATTTCCGAGTCCATGTTAATAAACTCGCTAGGCGGAATCCCAGTTTCTACAGCCATTTGTGCGATGCCGTACAAGATGGAGTCCCGCTGTATTATTTTTTTTCTTCGTCTAATACCTCGACAGTTTCTAAGCTGTCTATAAATTCTACGTTAAACAAAGGTACTTGTGCGCCAGATCTGCGCAAGCATTCCCAAGCTAACCAATAAATATGGGTTTGTTGTTCGTGCTCACGCAGCATCTTGCTAATACCTGCACCATACTTCAATTCGAAAGCGTACTCGACACCTGGTGTTATCTTGTGTTCTGTAACTTCACCATTAGCCCTTGTTATCTTTAGCTTTGCCATTGTTACTCCTTAATTAGAACGCCACTGATGGCGATACTGTAATTGCGGAGTTTACAGTAAATGTAACGCTAGATGTGGCAATTTCGGCTACTCCAGCTGATCCAATTGGTGTTAGGTTGTTTACTAAAATTGAAAACTGATAGGTAGGGTTAGCAGCTGAAACAGCTGTGCCTTTAACTGTAATTACTGATACAGATATAGTTTTACCAAATGCATCATTAAGGGTCTGACTTACCTCAGATGATGCCCAGTCATTCATAAAGTCGATGGTAAATGTACCACTTTGCAACCCAGCTACATAGCGGTGGCTGGAATCTCCAAAACTGGTGATTTCTAGTTCATCTACGATTTGGTTGATAACAGCGCTTGACACAACATCGCTAATATCAATTGATGGTGTAGTAGGCGCAGCGTTGGTCGCTAGCTTAATACCTACGTTATTGTTTAAGTAAATTGCCACTGTTATTCCTCTTCCTTTTTAGGTTGTGCTTTTTCTTTTGGTGCTTCTTTTATTTGGCCTGTCTTTATTAAGAAGGCTAAATCTTCTTCTTTGCTCATGATTAACTCCAGCTCGTTAGGATTGATACTGTTATTTCAGACACCAATAAATCGCCACTTTGAGCGCTTACGATTGCTGGAGCTGAAATGCTTGATATATTAAGTGTCAGCGATGATGCTGCTAACTTTGTTGCTACGGCTACTATGTAATCTTCCATACCAGCCAAATTGCCCTGGTTATCTAACGCAGGTTTAGTTATTAAAATTCTAAAATTTGCTAAAGGTAATACTGTTACATGATCGTTATTACTTGGTACTATATAAGGATCGCCAGGGGTAATTGCTACTGCATTGGCGAGAAGAGTACTTGGCGGAAATGCAAATACTGACCACACACCAGCATTCGCTAAATCGTTTGCTAATGTGCTACGTAATGTAGTAATCGCAGCTGGCATATTAACCTACCAAAGATGCTGGTGCTGAATACGGCTGGATGAGACCACGCACTCTATTCATTAGCTGATAACCCATCCGATAAGGGCTAGCACTGATCCCATCCATACCGACCCCACCAGTCTGGCTCACTTGACGTGCTTGCCAGATATCGACGGCTATGATCATCGCCGCCTCCCGAATGGCAGGGGTTTGCGCATAATCGACATCTTTAGTGTCTGGGCCAATAGCTGTACCGCTAGGCACAATTCGGTGGAATGGATCGTCTGCATGGACTTTGGCAAACTGAATAAATGAATATCCGTTAGGCCATGAATAGTTGGTGAAGAAAGACCAGAATGCTGTGCTAATACTTACAGGAATGTTAATACCAGGGATTGTGCCAGTTATTACGTGTGGGCCACCATAGATATTGCCACATCCATCAATAGACACTGTTTGACCTTTAACAAACATACCTGGGTTTGCTAATACTAATGTGGCTACATTGTTTTGTAATCCAGCTGCCACTACTGGTGCATCGTTATACCAGAGGTATTGTTTTAATAAATCTTCCGATGTTTGACAAACTTCTTCTACTGTTGCATCGGAGTAGAGAGACCCAATTCCGAGATTCGCTCGCAATTCGGCAACTGTAACAAAACTTGCTGGCATCTCTACTCCTTTGCTAATAGCTCTCTGGGGCTAGGGCTACTAAACCCCAGAGATTACTGATTTATTTAATTAAGCCTTTGCGTACTTAATGATTCCGTAAGGCATCTTGGCAATTGTTGCCATAAATCCGTAGATCGCAACTTGTACCTGTAGGTTAGATACAACGTTTACAGACATGAATGCCTGTGGTGAGCGATATACAGTGAATGCTTCTGGTGCAAGGATGATTGCAGATAGATCATCAACAGTTGTTACTGAGAAGTTCTTATCTACATATAGATCCAAGCCAAGTACATTTCCACGGATTGAGCGTGGGTTAACTTGTCCAGCTGCGTTCATTGGTTGAATTGCGTTGTAAATTGGACGCTTTGTTGAATCAACTGCACCCATTAATAATTGCCATTGTGCGGCATTACCAATGTAGTTCTGTGCAAAATAGCCAGTGTTCTTATACACGGCTGCTGCTGCTTCTGCAGTGTAAGCAATAATTCCATCGCTGTCAGCTGTAGTTGCGGTTCCATAAGTACCTGCTGCAATCAAACCATTTAATACTGCTGTATCAATAGTTGTCAAATATGCATTTTGTAGCTGTTGTGTTAACTCTGCATAGAAGTTAGGGTCTGAACGCTCTAGTAATTCTACTGAGAGTGTATTCATACCTGAATACTTTTGTACTGTACCTGTTAGGTAAGCAGTTTCCATACCTGTATTAGATACTGCACCAGCTTCTGCTTCAACAGTTACTGTTGGTGCAACACCTGTACCGCCAGCTGCTGAAGTTACCAATGATGGAACACTTATGGTCATGCCAGAAGCAGGCAATGTGCCTTGGCTGCAGGCATCGATTGCAGGAGTACCAAAACGTGTGTTTGTTACAAACTCAGTTAGGTATTGTGTTGGATTAAATGCTGGGTTGGTTGAGAATGAATCATCTGCTGCAGCAATGTACAGTTTTGAATCTTCGCTACCTAGTGCTGCTTTGATTTTGTGCTCTGTGTACTTTGCCATCGAATCGATAGGTGTACGCACACGTGTTTGAATTAATGGTGCTGTAATTACTGGGCGAGCAGCTTCTACTGTAGGAGTAGCAGCC